GGATTGGACTTCAAGGATCTTACCTATACATTCCTTCGTGATTTTGAGCAATACTTAAGGGAAAAGGGCAATGCGGTCAATACGATAGCCAAGCACATGAGACAGCTCCGTACCTTGGTCAATGAGGCAATCAACCAGGGATATATGCACGCGGACGCTTATCCGTTCAGAAAGTACAAAATCAAACAGGAGAAGGGCAGACATGAGTTTCTTACCCCGGACGAGCTGAAGAAGCTGGAAACGGTCGAAGTGGAAGAGAAGTCCATGCGCCATGTGCTCGATGCCTTCCTGTTCTGCTGTTATACCGGATTGCGCTATTCTGACTTCTGCCAGCTCACACCTGAGAATTTCATTAGGATAAACGGCAAGCGGTGGCTGTACTTCAAATCCGTCAAGACAGGGGTGGAAATCCGTCTGCCGTTGCATCTGCTGTTTGAAAGCAGGGCATTGGGCATTCTTGACCGCTATCCTGATATCGGAAGTTTTGCCGCTTTGCCTTGTAACTCGGAAGTGAATAAGCAGCTTCGAAAGCTGGCCGGATTGTGTGGTATCAAAAAACGGATAACCTACCATGTGAGCCGTCATACCTGTGCCACCCTGCTGGTTCATCAGGGAGTTGCGATTACAACAGTCCAGAAGCTGCTCGGACATACTTCCGTAAAGACCACACAGATTTATTCGGAGGTACTTTCCAGCACCATTGTGCGTGACTTGAAAAATGTTCAAAGGAAAAGGAAAAAAGTAAAGATGTTTCCTGATAAAGGCTTGAGAACATCTGATTTTATAGACAACCGGTAGATTTCATGAATCCTATTTGTTTTCTATTAATATTGTGACTCTTTAATTTCTTCGGATAATCGAAATATTGCTCCTGATTATTTTTTTCAATATGGATTGAATATGGAATAGTTTTCACTATCTTTGCAGTGTAACCAGGAGCTTGATGGCAATAAATATTGTCATCAGGCTCTTTTTTTATTGTCTATCTGTCGAATAATGGAATCCCCCGTCTGGCTTCACAGTCTGACGGGGGGAGGTTAAATCCAATCAATAATAGTTTTGAAAGAATCAGGTCAACAAAGTATTGACAAAGATAGTGAAATATGAATAGTAAGCAATATGGATATGGATTTATTTTGCATATATATAAATTCTAGGCATTTTTTCAGGAAAGATAGGGACAGTTGAGAAATAAAGGAAACAGGATGAATAATTTATCATATAATAATTAAACGGTGAATGTAATGGAGATAGATATTGCAAACATTATTAGTGCTGCCGGAACATTGCTGGCAGCTTATTTCGCCTATAATCAGTATACCAAAAACAAGTTGACTGATTTAAAAGTGGAATATTTTAAAAAAGAAGAGAAAAGAAGAAGTTACCACCGCAGCGAGAACTCCGCCAAGGTGTTCGGTGAGTTGTGGCGTGTACTTTATGAAACGAAAGCAGACAGGGTATATATCGTACAACCCCATCCCTTGGGGCATATAGCTTTTCTTTCGGTGCAGTTCGAGGTAAAACGAAAAGGTATAGCTGGGATGCGTGAAAGCATTCAATCACTTCCCATGAGTGAAGTGGCCGTTTTTGCAGAAAATCTCGCAAAGAATCTTTTCATGTTCTATTCAGATATTGATAATCAGGTTAAGGATAAGGTTGCCAAATCTCTATTATCAACAAATGGATGCAACAGCGTCGCTATTAAACGGCTTAATTCATCTCAAGATTGGGTTGGAAATATATTTTGTGAGTTTACAGATGAAACGGATTTGAATGAAGATGAACTTCATAAGGTCTTGCATGAAGCAGCGGTTAACATACAATATATCCTGCCGGAATTCAAAGAAAATAAAATCGAATAATTATAATTAATGAGTAGTATGGCTGACGTAAGAAAACTTGCACCGTTTATTCTGAAATGGGAAGGCGGTTTTGTAAATGACCCTGACGATTTGGGAGGGGCTACCAATATGGGGGTGACTATCGGAACCTATGAGGCATATTGCCGAAAGAAAGGATATTCCAAGCCTACAGTTGAAAGATTGAAAAATCTCACAAAAGAGGAATGGACGGAAATCTTGAAAACCATGTACTGGGACAGATGGAAGGCTGATGAGATAAAATCGCAATCAGTTGCTGATATATTAGTTGATTGGGTCTGGGCATCCGGTGCGCACGGAATTAAGATTCCTCAACGCTTGCTTGGTGTTACGGTGGATGGCATTGTAGGTCCCAAGACCATTGCCGCAGTTAATTCCCGTAATCCGCGTGAACTGTTTGACCAGATCAAGATTGCACGGTTTGATTTTATCGAGGATATATGCCGGAAACGCCCAGCAAACAACAAGTTCAAACGGGGGTGGATGAACCGCATAAATAATATCTCTTATGTTGGTTAGAGTTATGAACTGGGTAAGCCGACATATATTGCTGGCTCCTTTCATGTGTTTGTTCCTGTTGTTCGGATCATGTGGCAGCTCGCATAAGGCTGTCAAGTCCGATGTAGAAGTAATCAGCAAAGATAGCGCCAGTGAATCTGTCAACATCGTACACGGATCAAGTACCTCTTTGAGCGAACTCATTACTACTAATAGTAACTATGTGATTGATTTCTGTATCTATGATACCCGAAAACCGCCCGATAGCCTGACCGGGAAACCTCTGTTACTGGCTGATGGGCATATAGAAGGTGATTTCAGCAAAAATAGAAAGAAGGAAACTGCAACCAAAGACAGTACGGAGGTGAAAGCCGATAAGGATATTACTTCTGATATTTATGAAAAAAAGCGATCAGAAACCATAAAAGAGAAAAAAGAATCCACGCTGCTTAAACAAATTGGTTTTGCCTGTGTTTATGTAACCGTTTTGATTGTCGTTATGCTGATAGTAAAGCATTGGTGCAACAGACAATCTTCATCATAAGACTTTAAATTTATAAATTGGACTGCCCCGGCTCGTGATGAGTCGGGGCTATTTTTGTTATCTTTGTCGCCTATAACATTAACTTATGTATTATGGCTGAAAAAAAAGAATCTTATTCCGAAGAGGAATTGAATGAAATGATCGTATGGTTCAATAACCATGCTGATGAACTTCCCAAAGAAATGCAGATAAACAAATCCGCTTTCACACCGGATTTGAAACTTACTGTTGAAAGTTGTATCATGCAGGCTAAGCAATGTCTGGGTAACTATAAGATGGCCGGAGCTTTCCGGATGCTCCAACAAATCAGAGAGAACCTTGAAAAGGCGGCCCAATAAGCTGCCTTTTCAATATCCTTCTGGAAACTTTCTTTACTTTACTTCAAAACACACCGATACTTCACTAAGTTTGCCCTTATGCAGTTGATAAACATAACATTCTACCATATTCCCTTTAAACTCTTGAAGTTTACTGTTTAAATACTCCTTTATTTTATTTTTACAGTTAAAATACATATTCCATTCTTTTAAAATCGGTTCATCTGGACCACTCCATACTTCTAACGTACATGGACAATTCTTTATAATTCTACTCATTATGAAATTGTTTATATAGATGCGACATTGCTTCTACATAATATAACCTCAAAGGTGTCATACAATTTATAGACATTATACTAAACAATAAACAAAGATTTCCGATATAAAAAAGTGAGGGGAACCACCCCCTCACCAAAGTCAAACCAAGCACTAAGAATTATGTTCTACATACTTGTGACTGCAAAGATATGAATTTTTTCGGCATTATCCAATAAAAAGAAATCCCCATGGCAGCTCAACCATGGGGATCAGGTGTCATAAGAAACAGCCATTAACCAGTAATGGACAGTGAGCCTATTTTTTCTCCTATTTCTTTCAGTGCACGGTTGAAGATACCTATTTCCTCATGATTCAGCGTATAGACCTTTCCTCGCACCTTATATCCATTTATGCGCTGATACAGCCAAGATGCACTCTTTCCAAAGTAGTTTCTAGCAATATAAGCCAAAGGCAATATCTCAACAGCCTCTTTTAGCTGTTCCCTGATTCTTAATTCCCGTTCTATGACATCCATACTGTTACTGATATCCTCCAGTCCCTGCATCATAAAGTTACTGAAGATGGTTTTCTCTTCATCCGTCAACTTCATTGCCTTTATTTCCGCAGACAAGGAATCGAATCTGGCCTTGCTTTCTTCGTCCGTTTTCCCTATATAGGTTTTCAGTTCTGCTAATTTTTCCTGTAAATTATCCATATCGTATAGTTTCAAAACCCCTCCCAAGAGGGGCTTTTTGTTAATCTTTCATCTTCAATAGATTGCCCAGCCTGTCGAGCAAAATGTTCATCTGTCGTTCATACTCTCCAGAAGTTGGAGCAATCACCGTTTTCAAACTTTCATAATCTGAAATCATTTTTTTAACTTTCTCAATTTCCTGCTTTAGCTCTTCATCTGTCAT